GTGATCGTTCTATCTGCTGCTGCTTACCTTGGGCATGATGTCGCGCTAGCTCTGGGGGCTGTTACAGTGCCTTTAGCTGGTCTTGGTGGCTACTCCTATGTTGGAGGTAAGTATGCAGAGCGCCAACGCGGCGAAAGCGCAGTCAGCACTACCCTGCTGCAAACCACAGAGGTGACAAAGCCATGAGCCTAATCCCAACTTGGCCGATTGCCGTCGGCGCGCTGGTCATCGGGCTTGCCGCTGGCGGCTTCGGCGCCAAGCTGTGGTACGCCGACACCATCGCGGATCTGAAAATCGCAGCAGCCGAGACGAAGCGAGACGAGGCGAACGCGATATCGCAGGCGTCGCAAGTCGCGTTGTCTGACTACAAGACTGCTGCCGAAGTGATCGCTGCTGCCGCTCTCGGAGCGCAGACCGATATGACCTCCGCTCTAGCCCAGCTCGCCGCCATCCGAAGGAACCAGAAAAATGCGCCCCCTCCCCCTCTCCCTGCTGATTGCAAGCCTGGCCCTGTGCGGCTGCGAAACCTTGCCGAAACGGCCGCCGCCGCTGACCGCGCCATTGCTCGACCAGTATCTGGCAAATGACTGTGCATTCGTCGGCGAGACGCCCACCACCGATGATTACGATGTGCTTCAGGGTTGGGTGCAGGAGGTTCTGATTCCTCAATATACCGACTGCGCCATCCGTCACCGCAAGACGGTGGACGCTTGGCCGAAATAAAAAGCCCCAGAGATTGGGGCTTTTTATTTGGTGGCGCGGGATTACAGAGGATTTTTCCTGCCAACAGAGCCACGCGTCGCCTCGCTGGATCCCTCCAGTTTCACGCTGGCGCGCTGCTCGGGCGACAGCTTGGCCCATTCCTTCTTGGCGTCCTTGATCTGTTGGCCAAGGGTGGACGGCTTCGGCTTGGGTTTATCGGCGCTCACGATACCGCCTCGTCAGCAGCAGGGGCGGCGACCGATACCGGCTTACCGGTCTTCGTGATGTCAGCCATTGTTGCTCCCCTTGGTAAGTTTAGGTGGAGTGCAGCAGTCCGCACAGTACGCCGCGCAAGCCTGGACGCCACGCAAGCCCGCCTGTTTCACCCAACGCTTGCCGACCTTGATAAACCCTCGGTCTAGCGCAACGATCACCTGTAGCAGCTTGCCTCCGGCGTCCTCGTAATAGGCGTCGCGCCCATCGGCATAGATGATGTGGACGTACTGCGGCACCGCCTCGATCATCAGCGCATCGCTGGTGCTGAACGCTGCCCCGTTGCTGTCAGTGAAGGTCTGCGCCATTGCTGGCGTTGCGAGGGCGATCAGCGCCGCTATGAGGATGGGCTTAAACATGGTCGCCGCCTGTCTCGTAGTATTGCGCCATCAAGCTAATAATCTGCCGGCGCTCCACCAGATAATCCGTCATCGCCTTGGCTCTCTCTGTCTCGGTTTTGCATCTGTGATATGCAATCACGTAGCACACACAAAAGACAAATTCCACTCCGATTCTCCTGAACGACCTTTTGAGGAATGATTTCATGCTGCACCCGGCGCTTTCTTGCCCTGCTGCGCGGCCATCTCAGCTACGGCCCGCAGATCACCGAGTGTCACTGAGGCTGGCTTGGCCCAACTCCCTGTGGCCGTCCATATCACTTCGCTGTCCTTGGAGAGCATTGCCATCGAATCGGTGTCGTTGACCTCAACTGCGGCGCAAATATTCTTCAGCGCTGCATCGCGCTCGCTGCCCTGCTGCACGGCGGCGGGCGGCATCGCATGGAGCAAATCGCCGTTTTTCAGCGATTCATCCATCACCTTAAAATCCCAGTGATCGCGCCCGGCGAAGTATTCGCGGATGACTTTGACTGCCGGCTTCGCATTCACTGGAGCGGCATCGGCTGGTGGCTTTGGCTGTGCTGGCGATGCGGCGAGAGCGGCGCGACCTTGTTGGTAACGAGCATCGCCAAATTCCACCAATTCAGACCAGCAATACACAGTCTGCTCATCGCGGCATTCTTGTGCGGCCCGACCTTTTGGCATAGCTTCTTTCTCGGCATCTGTTTGCTTCAGCGCCGCCCCTTCCTGCTTAATGGCTGGCGCAGCGGCGCTGTCGTCTTCTATGTCCTGACATGCCGTGCATGCTTGATGCTCATTCAATTCAACGATGACCATTCCTTCACCGTGACATACAGTACATTCTGGCGCGCTAGGTTCTGCGGCTGGCTGATGGCTGGCGAGGACTTTTCGGATAGTCGCCAAGGCGGTGTTGCGCGCAGGCGAGGCTGGGTAGCCTTCAATGCAAGCGCGGATCAGGTCGAGGTCATCGCTCAGCGCCGCTTGCGCATGCTGACTAGCGGCCAATCCCTTACGCACAGCATCCAGAGTTGTGCGGTACTCCTCCTCGCTGTTCCACGCATCATCCTCGTCATTGCCGGTACCTTGCCACTTGATCAGGCCGTTGCCGCTCATGTATAGCAGCACTTGAACGATCTGCTCAGCCGCTTGCGCATGCTGCTGCGGGGCGGCTGGTGGGTAGACTATGTCGAGGATGCCGAAGCCATCAAGGAACACGCTGCGGCCATCGACGCTCAGCGGCACCATGTCCCTGACAGCTTCTTCTTCCGCTGCCGCAACGGCCCGCGCGGTGTGGGCGTCGATGTGGGCGATAAGGTCAAGCCATGTTTGGCTCATATAACGACCACCGCCAAGCAGGCTTGCGCCTTCTACCGCGCTCACAAGTTTCCCAAACTCAGGCGTATCCACCGATCCAGCTTGCACAGGGACGCCCTTCGCCCCCTCTGCCGCAGCGCTGACGACGTGAAGCTGCGCCATGTCGGCAGCCGTCTTCTCAGCGTTGTCCCGCTGCTCGGTCAGCTTGTCGATGGTCGCGACTTGCGCGGCGATCAGGGCATCCTGCTCTGCGTTGGCGGCTTCCTGCTTGCGGATCAGGTCGCACATTTCCAGCACATCGGCCGGCGTCACATGCGTGGAGTAAGCAATTAATGCTCCAACCCATTCTGGATCGGCAGCAAGCCGGCGCGCTGCGGTTTCGATCTTTTTCAAGTCCATCACTTCACTCCTTGTTGTTTCGCGCCGGTCAGCGCTCGGAAAGCTTCGCGGGTCATCACATGCGGCACGGCAACTGTCAGCGTGTCGGATGCTTCCTTCTGCGGGCGCGAGATTATGCCGCGCGAGTGGGAGATTAGCGCGTCGGCTATGGCGTCTGAGCTTGTCATGCTGCACCTGTGGCTTTGGCGATTGCGGCACGTGCTTTGGCAATGGCGGCGATCTGATCGTCCTTGCCATCCATCTTCATGCAATATTCCATATCTGCGCCGAAAAGATCATTCAGCGCTTCCAGCAAGTCAGGCGCCGCAGAAATCAAATATGCATTTGCGCGCTGCTGCGCCCCTTCATCAACTTGAGCAATGAAATATTGCTCAACCGTTTCAACACTAAGTTTAGTGTCTCCGCAGTCCTCTTGATTGTCATTAATTACCCATGGCCCAGGTGTATATTGATTAGTCATTTTGCTTCTCCTTGTTCGATTAATTCAAGCTGCCGCACGTCGACAGGCTTTAGTACGTAGATCAGATTGGAATACTCGCAATCCGGTAAATTGGCGAGCCGAGCAACACGCGCAACCTCGTGGCAGACGCTTGAATGCTCGTGCTCCCAAATACAGCCACGGCACGACTTGCCCGGTGCCGTGGTCACTTGTGTGTCGGCTGGCTTCATGTCAGTAAGCGATGCTGACGTTCTCTACCTTTCCCTGTGCGATCAGCGTTACAACCTGCTTCGCGCATTCTTCCGGCACGCCGGCAGCGATAAGCGAATCCATCGCCGCACGGTTGATAGCGGCCTTGTGGGCGCGATTGCGCTCGCGCTTTGCCGTCTCCGCAGCTTCGGCACGCGCAGCGGCTGCAACGCGCTCCTGCTCAGCCTGGACGGCATCAGCGGCTTGCTTCTCGGCGCGAGCGATGGCGTCTTTACGATCCTGCTCGGCGCGCTGTTCTGCAGCGATGCGGCGTTGGTCAGCCTGTTCCGCGTCCAGCTTCAGTTGCATTTCGCGGCGCGCTGCGGCATCCTGCTCAGCCAAAGCGCGCTCACGCTCTTGCTTCAGCGCCAGCGCGGCGGCAGCTTCTTTGCGTTCTGCTTCTACCTTCGCCGCATCCAGCGCGGCCTGTACCTTGGCCTTCTCTGCTGCCGCCTTGGCTTCGGCTTCTTGCTGCGCCTTCTCGGCAGCAGCACGAGCAATGGCAGCGTCGCGGTCCGCCTGTTCTCTGGCAATGGTTTCGGCGCGGAGGCGGACCAGTTCGGCGGCTTCTTCGTCACGTTTGACTAGTTCAGCCAGACGCAAGGATAAGCCCTCAAGCGTATGCGCCTTTTCCTGAGTGGCATCAGCCATGAATTCTTGCCAGTCCGGACCAACTTCGATTGCGGTAACGCGCTCGATTTCGGCTTTCACTTCTTCGACGGTATTACAGACAGCGCCAGGGAAAGCCGCCATGCGCGCATTCAGCGCCGCAACGCGGTCTTTCTCGCGCTGCTCGATCTTGTCGATTTCCGTTTGGTGGACGGTAATCATTGCTTCGATGCGCGATTCGATGGCGTTCGCCTCCGAGTCTACAGCGCGGCCGATGCGCAGCGCCTCAGCCTTGGCCTCCTTGCGGACGCGCTCAAGGGCGCCCTTGGTCTTGCGCAAGCTGAAAACGTGGCTGCGCGCTTCCTTGTTGCCCTTGGGCGTTTCGTAGTTGAACACCAGCGCGGCGTTGTCGGATTCCAGCTTAGCCAGTTCAGCATAGAATGGCTCGTATGCGGCAACTGCTGATTCTTGTTTGTCGATCAGTTCCATGTTATTTCCTCAAGATAGATTCGTTTCGGGAGACGGCTTTTTCGAATACTGCAAGGTTCTCGACCATTTCATCGATAAACTTGTCGTCGCGCATAACACGGCGGATGAACAGCGATTTTCCGACGCTTGATAGCTGCGGGCAATACATCACAAAATCGCACCACTTGCGCGCCATGATCCACATTCCGCCCTGCATTTGATGCATGTACTCTGACATGTCCTCGGTCGCCCACATTTCTATAACGACTTCCGCACCGACCAAACATTTAATTTCTACCATGCCATCGTCGCCAATGAATCCGTCAGTGCTGTAGCCGAACATACGGTCATCTGTCAATACCACACCGGCCTCTGTCGCCATCAATCCTGTGCGGGATTCGTATGCCATGCGAGCGTCAGGCTCAATCTCCTGACCTCGCTTCATTTGCCAAGAATTGAACACGTCGCCGCATGGCTCCTTGCTAATGCGCTCGATTGCCACCTGAGCTGCGTAGAGCCGACTCTTTGCTGCTGGTAGCCCCTTTGCAGTCGTTTCGGTAGCATCGCGGAACTTGCTGGCGGTGATAACACCACATCTTGCGGAATGCCATTCCGGTGTCCCTTGCTCGCAGTCGATGAAGATCATGCTGCACCGCCAGCACCTCGTTGCGCGTCAATTTCTTCAGGCGTAGCGACTGGACCAGAAGCAACGACTGGCGCCGGGAATTCGGTCTTGCGCGCTGCAACCGCTGCTTTGAACTCGTTGTAGCTGCGACGATCGCCTACCGCTTGAATCGCCGCTACGCCAGCAGCCCATACCGATTCCAGATCCTTAAGAGTAGGCGCAGCTTGCGCCTTAGCGATCCAGTTGTCGGCCAGGGTGGTATCGAGTTCGGCAGCGCGGCCGTCGTCGTCGGACTGGTCTTTAGTCGCGACGCCGGTAGCCGCCAGCAGGGTATAGCGCTGGAGGTAGGTGATCGTAGACGCGACCTGTTGAATCTGGTTCTTCTTGCCGCTGTCGTCCTTGGCACCGGTCAGCGTGGTGCGCTCGCTGTGGCCCAGCTTGTGAGTCAGGATGCACGTCACCTCGATCACGTTGTTGGCCTGCGCAGTATCCCAGCGGTGGCTGAAGCCGTGACGCGCCAGCCCGACCACGATAGCCTCAGTGACTGCGCCCAGCGTCGCATGCATGTACTGCGTGCCGCTGAACGCTACCTGCTTGTCCTTGATGATTTCAGGCGGGTTCTTCTTGAACTCGGCCATGTCGGACACATACGCCTTGCGCGCTTGGTCGGCTTCCCACTCGCGCTGCAGTTGCATCATTTCGCGCACTTGCTCGATGGTCCCGCCGTTCTGCATGGCGTAGATCACCATGTCGGCCGGCGTGGCAGGAGTCGCGGCAACCAGCGCGCGCGGCTTGTCTTGCTGCATTTCTACAATATCGTTCATTTCGATTCCCCAATAAAAAAAGCTGCAATTGCGACCTCCCGTTTCCGGGTTGGTAAAACGGGAATCAGTTCCCGCCAGGTCGCAATTGCAGCTCCACTGATTTTTGTTCGGTTACCAAGCCGAATCAACACTTTAATTCCAGAACTAATTTACCGCAAGCTATTTCGCGCGAAGCCGACGCATTGCCTCTGCGCACACGGCAATCGGCGAGTGCCACCTACCCTCTGCTAATCGCTCGGCTTTCACAACTTCGTACATCGCCGCGTATTGCTCGGCCTCACGCTCGTCAGCCAGGTCGCGCCGCTCTGCCGCTGTCACCGGCTCCTGGCTGGTTGGGCAATCGTCTACGATGCGCATTGCGGCTCCTAGTAAAGGTCTTCACTGAACAACACTTCGGGGAAGATGTCGCCGTAGCGCGCAAGCTGGCCGGATTCCTTGGCTACGATTGCCGCCTCTTTGCGATCCATGAACACGCCGAATTGGTCGATGAAGCCCTGCACTTCGCCGCGATCTTTCCGTATTGCAGGAATATCGTGCGTGCGCATATTGAATACCATCACCGGACAGAAGTGGCGCACACCGACGAATACCAGATCACCGTACTTATTGGCGGCGCAGACTACCGACCGCGCTGGGCGATCCTCGTATCGGGCGCTCATGTCTTCGCTCCTTGCCCAGCATGAGCAGCCAGGGCCGCATCAATCACGATCTGATATTCATGCCCCATTCCTTTCATGGAAACGACATAATCGCGTACCATGCTCAGCGCCTCCACCAGCGCGGCATCAGGCCCGGCAGCGGCGAGGATGGCGCGTACGTCGTCGGCAGCGAAATACTCTCGGTCGCTGCCATTGAACTCGTAGACGAGTAAGTCGCTCATCGCCACTACTGGCTTATCCAGTGAAGCGATGGCCGCATTGCTCACGATAGCGTCATAGAGCGCATTAGCAAAACCGATCACCGTGTCGGCGCTTGGCTTCGCGTTGTCGTGCTGCTCGTACATGCCGCATTCACTGGCAATGGTATGCACATAGTCGTCGGCTAGCATTTGCATCTCCCCGGCTGGCGCAACATCTGCGACTGAGGGAGCGGCGACCGGGTAGATTTTGACGCGCGTGACCTCGTAGATTTCCACAGGCGCATCTTGGCCGTACATGGTGGCGTAGTGTTCGATTTCCCTTTTGGCGTTGCTGCCGCTTGTTGCCGCGACCATCACGTCA